TTATTGTATATTATGGTAGTCGGCATCTCGCCGATGTGCTTCGAACATTAGCTCATGAATTAGTACATCATAAACAACGCCACGATGGAAAAGTCTTGAATGGTAATGATGGGTCAGATATTGAAAATGAAGCAAATGCGGTGGCGGGAACACTAATGAGAAAATTTAAAGAAGTATATCCCGACTTGTACGTGGAGAATTAATAATGCCAGCAGTCAGTAAATCCCAACAAAAATTATTTGGCATTGTACATGCCATACAAACGGGTCGTGTAAATCCACACAAGTTTAGTAAGTCTGCTCGTCGCTTGGCAAAAACCATGTCGCATGCCGATGTAAAAAAGTATGCTACAACTCACATAGAAAATTTACCAAAAAAGATTGAAGAACTATTAAAACAAGATATTAATTCTGGAAAAGAACATATGACTGAGTATGACGGATATATCCCGATAACGACCGATTTGGGCGCAGAACCCGCAGGTCAACCACACGTATCCAACGACCCAAATCTTATCACGTTTGGGGAAGACACCGATGCAAAAATGAATACTATTTTATCTATTGTTCGTACCAAGTTACCTATCAAGATTAATAATACATTAATTGATGTCTATACCGCAACATTACTAAAGAAGGCAATTGAGGGGTTATCAGATGATAATAAGAAAAAATTCTTATTGAATCCAATTGATAAGATGGTCGCACTCGCATACCGAATGGTAACTAAGTAAGTATGGGAAAACGTATACTAGTCACAGACTTTGACGATACACTTGCACAGACGGATGCAAATGTTATTGTAAAAAAAGCTTCTGGTAAAACGGTCGTAATGGATCCGGCAGAATATGCCGTATATGATTCCCAAGCTGGGGATAGTTTTGATTTTTCCCAATTTGACCAATTAATAAATCCACGACCCATCCAACGATTTGTTAAACTTCTAAAACATGCGCTTGCAGGAAAGGCTGACCGGGTAGTGGTATTAACTGCTCGCGGACATACACGGCCTGTTGCGCAATTTTTAAAAATGCATGGAATTACTAAGAATGTCGCCATTGCCGCATTGGGGGATTCAAACCCAGAAAAGAAAGCCCAATATATTGAAAAGCAAATACAGAATGGATATGACCGAGTTGCATTTATTGATGATTCTCCCAAAAATGTGGCGGCGGTCAGTAAATTAAAAACTAAATACCCGAATATCCGACTACTCGTACATCAGGCAAAAAATCATCCAGAGGATACGGTATCGGATACCACGCCAACTAAAAATTCATCAGTTCAAAAACTAATGAATAGTACTGTTAAGAATCCAGAAACGGGTAATGATATTTTAGTAAAGACGGCACTAAAGTATTCAAAAAACCACCCCTCCTATAAGCAAGCAAAGGGAATGGTCACCGCATACGCAAAACGGCATGCAAGTAATGTAAAACCAACCAGAGAAAGCCTACAGGAGGCAGTTTATGTACGTAGAAGTAAAAGGTGATAGATTAGCAGATTTAGAACGAGCATTACAGCAGTTTAATAAGATGGTGAAACGGTCAGAATTAATGGAAACGCTCAGAAATAAGGAGTTCTATTTAAAAAAGTCTAAGAAACTGGCAAAAAAGCGTCAGGATGCCCTTCGCCGACGAAAGCGAGAAGAGCGGAAATTGCAGAAGAGAAATAACACAGATTATTGAAAAAATTGTAGTTTTTAGAAAAGTTATTATATGTATTTATAGTACACCTCATTTGGGGTGTGATTTTCGTTATACCGAACAGTATAGTGACTTATAATAGTCATTTTTCATTTTAGGAGACAGAATTTTATGGCAAAGTATGAATTTACGAATACTCTTTTAAAGGAAGCTATTGCAGACGCTGAAGCAGTTCGTCAGACCGCAATTGAAAATGCAAAGCTTTCATTGGAAGAAACATTCACCCCCCAAATCAAGACGATGTTAAGTCGCCGCCTTCGTGCAGAAGCAGAAACTGCTGGCACGGAATACCCTGAAGGTCCGGCTGGTACGGATTCCGATAGTGAAGAAAAGTCATATGAAAAAGCAGCTCACGCTGTGCATATGGCCAAAGAAGCAGTAGCAGTAAAGGAAGTTCCATTCCAAGATGCAACCGCAGAACATGATGCAAAGACTCCACAGGATACGTCAACAATCGGTACCGCCGAAAACAAAATGCCAGCTGATGACGCAGATGACAGCTCAGATATCGGCAACGGTCCAGAGGCACACACTGATGGTCATACTGATTGGTATGATGATTGGTCCGAAAGTGATTTTGATCTTGATGAAGTAATCAGAGAACTTGAAGAAGACGTTGACGCACTTTCAGAAAAGCATGATGAAGAAAGTGAAGAAGGCGAAGAAGCAAGTGAAGAAGGTGAAGAACACCAAGAATCACCTGAAGGTGGTATGGAAAAGACCGCTGATTTGGAAAAAGATTATGCAGATAATGAAGACGAATCAGTAGAAACATCACCAGCAGCAAATAGTCACAAGTATGCAGATGCCGCTCTCAAGATGGACGGACAGGGGCATGAAGAAATGGGTGCAGAAATGGGTCACCATGACGGTGAAGAACCACAAGCCCCAGAAGCAGGTGAAGAAGAACTTGATCTCGAAGCAATTCTCAGAGAATTGGAAGCTGAAGAAAATCCTGACCACATGGGTGGCGAAGACCACATGGGTGGTGAGGAACATGGAAAAATAGCTTCCCACATGAAGAATTTAGAGACTGAGCTCGCAGAATATCGTAAGGCAGTAAATCTTCTACGAGGCAAGCTACAAGAAGTTAATCTTCTCAATGCTAAATTGTTATATACCAATCGTATGTTCCGTAAGGACGGATTGACCAACGAACAAAAGGTCAGAATTGTCGAAAACTTTGACCGTGCAACAAATGTTCGTGAAGTAAAGATGGTATATACAGTTCTTGTTGAAACATTAACATCGGCAGCAAAGTCAATCAAAGCAACAAAGTCCAGTAAAAAGGTCGTAACGGAAGGGTTTGCAAGTAAAGCAACTTCCAGTACGGCACCTAAGGCAGCACCAGTGGAAATTATCGCTGAAAACACCTTAGCAAAGCGTCTACAACAACTCGCAGGAATTATCTAACCTCATAGGAGAAACACAGTATGTCAGATATTAGTCAATTTATCAATGAAGCTGGGTCAGCCCACAAGCACATCATTGAACAATCCCGTAAGTTATCGGGTAAGTGGGAAAAGTCAGGTCTGCTTGAAGGCTTGAAGGGTGCAGAAAAGCAAGGTATGGCAGTCATGCTCGAAAACCAAGCAACACAAATTCTTGGCGAAAACAGTGCAACCAACAGCGCCGGTTCATCTGGTGAACAATGGGCAGGTGTCGCACTTCCGTTAGTTCGTAAGGTCATGGGTTCTATCGCAAGTAAGAACTTCGTCTCCGTACAACCAATGAATCTTCCGTCTGGTCTTGTATTCTATATGGATTTCAAGTACGGCACAACCACCAATGGTAAGACCTCCGGTCAATCCATCTACGGTGGAGCAGGTTCAACAGCATTTGGTGGGTTTGCTAACACCAGTACTGGTGGTTTATATGGTGCAGGTGCATTTAACTACAGTAGTAATGACACATTTGTTACAGTCAATTCGGTAAACTCTGCATCAGTTGCATTCTCGGATGTAAACTATAATGTAGATTTCGTATTAACGGGTTCACTTTCAAAGTTCGTCATCCCAGCAGCAAGTGCATCTAATCTTGATACACTTGCAGTTCGTGCATTCATTCCAAGTGGTTCTGGTTATGACTTTTATGCGAAGGTACTTCCAGAATTTACCAAGTATGACGGTACAAACCTTACCTTCATTGTCAGTGCATCATACGCTTCTTCCTTGGGAATTGCAACTGGATTGTACTACACCAAGCAACCAACAGACACCGCTCGTGGTGACTTTGAAGATCGTGATGGTTCAACTGATTTGGCAATTCCACAAATTGATTTGGAACTCAAGTCACAAACCATCGTTGCAAAGACCCGTAAGTTGAAGGCAGTCTGGTCACCAGAACTTGCACAAGACTTGAACGCTTATCACAGTGTTGATGCAGAAGCAGAATTAACCGCAATGTTAAGTGATTACATCTCAACGGAAATTGACCTTGAAATCCTTGACATGTTAATCGCAGCTGCTCCTTCAACCACCACTGACTACTGGTCAGCAAAGGTCGGTACTGTATGGAATGGTGCAACATTTGCCGCATCAACCTTCACGGGTACCGCATGGACCAATATGACCTGGTTCCAAACACTTGGTCAAAAGATGCAAAAGGTTTCCAACAAGATTCATCAATTGACGATGCGTGGTGGTGCAAACTTCGCAGTTTGCTCCCCAACGGTCGCAACTGTTCTTGAAACCATCCCTGGCTTCCTCGCCGGTACAGATGGAGACAAGATGGAATTCGCAGGTGGCGTAACCAAGATTGGTTCATTCCAAAACCGTTTCACCATCTACAAGAACCCATATATGACTGAAAACGTCCTATTGATGGGCTTCCGTGGTTCTAACTTCCTAGAAACTGGTGCAGTTTACGCGCCGTACATTCCACTTATCATGACACCGTTGGTCTATGACCCAACAAATTTTACTCCTCGAAGAGGCGTAATGACACGTTATGCTAAGAAGATTGTCCGTCCAGAATTCTTCGGTAAGATTTACGTTGGTGATTTGGACACACTCTAAGCTGTAACGGTGTGAAATAAAAAAGTGGGAGCCTGGAAACGGGCTCCCACTTTTGTTTTACCAAAATGTCACAGAACTTTATTTGACTTTTGTAGATTATCTTTCCATGGAATAATTCGTAAATTTTTTATATCACCAATTTGTTTTGGTGATAAATTTTGAGAATATGCTACCGATATAGGTATAATGTGGTCGAGTTGATAAGCCCCACTTACACCACACAATCCTCGCAGTTTATCAAAGTTTTCCAAAATACGTATATCTTGTTGTCGTGTTATCCGTAATACTTCTCTGTAATATTTTTTCTTACTATCCAAATCTTTCATATATTCGGCATACGAAGAATAGCCAGCTTTTGTAGCTGCCATTTGTTTGGTATGTGTATCTTTGATAACATATACCCATGATTTTTTATATATGCGAGATGAACACGAATTACACACAGAATTTTGGATACTAGCACGTGAACAAGATCTCTCGGATACATAACTTAATTCTTTATCACATGCAGGACAACTTCGTTTAAATGGAGCTGGCTTTCCAACTTTGGTATTGGATTTTCTATTTGGATATTTTTTTGTTTTTAATGTCTTTACAATTAATTTTATTGTATTTGCAGATGGACCGGAATTGCAATTGGGACAATTTGAGTTTGTATTTATTGCGCGAGTTAAATTTCTTTTACTAGAGTAGTATTTTATAGTTTTACATGACGGACACTCTCTACTCCAATTTGTTATTCCAACATCCCTTCGCCGTGGAGATTTCCCGCGACATTTAGCACATAACGTTTTATTATTTTTTGCCGTCAAAAATCCACGACCGGATGCATACGTTGTTATTTCATTGCAATTCACACACACTAATGTATAATCAGTCATAACTCCTCCTCATAGATACCCATATACATATCATACTAGCAACAGTTTAATGTAAAACTTATATGTACATTGATAATAATATTGGGTTATACAATATATCTAGATATTTATATTCAGGACCTCTACAGAGAATAATATGGAAACACAAGAGCCAATTTTTTACGATGGATCCCCAACAAGTCCGGTTAACATCACGCCATTTGGATTTTTTGACGCAGATGCAGACTTTCAATCGGATGCCCCACGGGCAGCAGAATTTGTTGCTCGTAAATTGGGATATCCTATCGTAGAAGTAGAACTCATTGATAAGCAAATTTATGCATGCTTTGAAGAAGCAATTACGATGTACGGTAATCAAGTTAATCAATTTAATGCACGGGAACATATGTTGAGCTTACAGGGAATTTCTACCGCAAATTCTATTACCCAACGTAATGTTGTGGGGTCACCACTTCCACAAATTGTAAAAATTTCGGCGGGATATGGCGTTGAAGCACAATCTGGTGGAAATGTAACAATTAAGCGCACCGTTATTTCTGCATCAGCCTATACACAATCATATGATATGCGGGATTGGCTACTACCAGCGGATACTGGTAAAAACATTGAAATTCGTCGTGTATATCATTACATGCCACCCGCAATTGCTCGGTATTATGACCCATTTGCAACTACAGGCCTTGGATTAACTAATCTAATGGGTGAATTTGGATTTGATGGATATTCACCAGCCGTAACATTCGTGATGATGCCAGCATACGAAGATTTACTTCGTATCCAGGCGATTGAAATCAATGATATGATTCGTAAAAGTCAATATGGATTTGAAATTTCAAATAATATTATCCGATTCTCGCCAGTATTTGCAGTAAGTAAAGCTATCTTTATAGATTATATTGTAGTGGATGACAAGCAAGCAAATACAATTGCGTCGGGAAGTAATATTGCTAGTGACTTGTCAAATCTACCATACACACATATCACGTATAGTCAAACGAATGGAATGTCTCGTACATGGATATACAAATATACTCTTGCCTTAGCAAAAGAACTATTGGGGATTATTCGTTCAAAGTATGATGATATCCCATACCCAGATGGCCGAATTAAATTAGATGGAGAAACGTTACGCCGTGAAGCAACACAAGAAAAAGATGGACTTGTCAAAGAATTACGAGAAACATTAGAACAAACTGGATTGCAGGCTCAGATGAAAAAACAAGCAGAAAATTCAGAGGCAATGCAAAAAATATTCAAGAATGTACCTGTACTTATTTATATAGGATAATCTATGGCAAGATTTGTCACACAACGTGATTTCAATTTTATGCAACATATTACCCGCGAACTTATTGATGAAACAATGGATGTCGGGGTAGTCTTGTATAAAATTGTCGTAGGATCTACTAAGATTAATATTTATGGGGAAAGTATGAGTAAACCCCGATATTCACCTGTGAAGGTGAATGCTATCGTAAAGTATGACAAAAATACTGCGACTAGCGGTGAAGGATTCGGGACAAACCAACAACAAATGGTGGAGTTTCGTTTTTCTCGTAGAATGTTATCCGAAGTCAATGCATACCCGGAAATCGGGGATATTATCGGATATAATAACCATTATTATGAAATCCACAATGCCACGGAAACGCAGCTAATCGCAGGAAAGCCACAATTTAACTCTGCTATTATTTGTGTCACACATCTTACCCGTAGAACCAGTATTGACATTGAGGAGCCACAAGTATGAGTGATGTTATTAATACCCGAATTGATGGGCAACAAGTACTATCCGTGCAAAGTCGGGATAGGGATACACGATTGGGGCCAGAGGAAGATACGACAATCAAAGTTACCCTTTACAAAATTGATAGCATCCTTCTGGATTACCTCTCAAACCGTGTAAAACCGATTGTGACACAGAATGGTAATGCGGTAGTGGTACCAGTAGTCTACGGGGATTCGGAGCGCTGGAAGTCCTCCCAGAAGGATGGCGTCCTACGTGATTCCGTGGGTAAAATTCAATTACCGATGATAATGATGCGTCGGGGGGAAATGAAAAAATCCCCTATACTGAACGCACCGGTCAACAAATACTTGGAACGCACCTTTAATACGGGATGGAATCGGCGTACTCCGTATGACCAATTCAGTGTGGCGAACAACGTAATCCCCAGTCGGGAGTATTATTCAACGCCAGTACCTGATTATTATGAAATAACATATAATTGTATTATTTGGACAGAATATATGGAGCAAATGAATGGTATAGTGGAAAACGTATCATTTGAAAGCGACCAGTATTGGGGAGAAGATAATGGATACAAATTTCGGGCTGTTATAAAATCATTTTCTCCAAAGAATGAGTTGCCTATAGATGGTGATCGAGTGGTACGTACCGAGTTTTCTATTATCGTACACACCTACCTATTGCCTGACTCCATGCTGGATAAACTAAACAATCGCTCCTCTTTACTCCAGCGTCGATTTTCGCTCAAAAAATCAGTCACTTTTATTGAAACAGAAACAAAATAGTTGATGTTTAGATAAAAAACTGATATTTATGATACGAGGTATAATATAACTTAAAATGAGGTTACTTGCACTATGACACAGATTAATGAAGCAGATTTAACAACGATTAATGAACTACGAACGAAACTGTCAACGGTTGTCTCAGATGCCGGACAGGTTTCGCTACAAATATCGTTATTGGAAAATGACGTTCGTGATTTAAAACTCAAGCTAGTAAATCATACTGATACTTTCAAATCGTTATTAGATGAAGAACAAGCATTAGTTAAACGGTTATCTACACAGTATGGAACTGGTTCAATCAACTTTGAAACAGGCGAGTTTACAGAAGAACAATAACAAATTTAGTTTGGAGAATACTGTATGGCTGAAAGAATCGTGTCGCCTGGCGTATTTACGCAAGAACGTGACCAATCATTCCTTGCTCAAGGAGTTGCTCAAATTGGAGCAGCATTTGTAGGACCAACTACAAAGGGACCAGCATTTATTCCTAAGCAAGTGGTGGGTATCAATGGGTTTGTTACCGAATTCGGGGAACCGGATGGTAACTCCTATACTGGGTATGCCGTCAAAAACTACCTACAAGAAGCGGGTAGTGCTACAATGGTGCGTGTACTTGGACTTGGTGGATATTCCGCAACAACTGCTGTTATCTACGCAAGTGGGTCGGCTGGTAAAAAATTATTTGCTGTGTTACATCCCACGGTGTCTGGTGTGAATGTAAGCAGTGCTACTATCGCAGGAACTACGTCAAGTTTTAGTATAGCATTAAGCAGTTCTGCAAACGTGAATATATCGGCAAGTGGATTGTCACCGGTACCTACGGATGTATCATACATCGGTAACGCTTTTGGTACAAGTCCAACCAATGTAACCACATCACCCGCATATGTGTATGCAATATTTCCAAATGCAATGTCACAAATCGGTACTGCAGCAGCAACATCATTATTTATTGAAACATCTAGTTTGTCTATGTTGACAAACTATGTAAATGCAACTACCCCGTGGATTAAATCCCAACCTATTAATGGTACTACAAGTAACTTATTCAAAGTTCATACATTAAGTGATGGGGCATATGCAAATACTGATATTAAAATTTCCATTGTCGGCATAACACCAAGTACAGACGCAAATAACGTATATGGGACATTTGGTTTACAAGTTCGTGATTTTACTGATACCGACACTTCGGTAAATATATTAGAATCATACGATAACCTAACACTTGATCCAACCAGCCCAAACTACGTTGCTCGCCGAATCGGTAATAGTGCGCCAACCTACAATAGTATTTCTGGTGAAACCTATTACGACGGTGATTTTACCAATCTATCTAACTACATTCGTATTGAAATGGCAGGTACCGGAAATGTTATTCCACAAACTGCGCTTCCATACGGATTTGCGGCATTAAATTCCATTATCAGCTACGCCACAGCAGGAACCACTAGTGGTTCGTATGTAACAAGTCGTTGGTTAAGTGGAAGTACCGCTGGATGGAATGTAAACGCAGTAGATAAAAGATACTATTATGGATTCAATTTCTCGGATACCACAAGTCTTTCCTACCTTGCGCCACTAAATGGAACTACAACGGTTGGAACCGAGTTTAATATTTCAAGTAGTGTTGGTGCTCTTGAAGTAAGTGGTGCTCCAATTGATTTGAATAATAAAGCACACGTTACCTATCGTAAGTTCACGGTACCAGTACAAGGTGGGTTTGATGGTGATAACCCAGCACGTACATTTGCATTAGGGAGCGATATTACCAATACAAATACCCAAGGATTTAACTTATCAACCGCATCTACTAGTGGTTCTGCTGCATATGCACGAGCATTAACAGCACTCAGTAATCCTGACAATATAGATTTGAATTTGTTGATAGTTCCTGGTGTTATTTACTCCCAACACAGTTATGTTGCACAATCTGCAATTAATCTCTGTGAACAACGTGGAGATTGCTTCTATATTATTGACCTTGATACCCTTGGAGCATCAATTGCCAGTGTAACGCAACAAGCAAGTGCAATAGATACCAATTATGCCGCAGCATACTATCCATGGGTTAAGGTAGTGGACACCAATACCAATAAGATAATTTATGCACCACCGTCCGTGGTACTTCCTGAAGTATTCGCATACAGTGATAAGGTTGGAGCAGAATGGTTCGCTCCTGCTGGATTAAATCGTGGGGGTATTCCAGGAGCAGTTGGTGTGAAGACCCGACTCAATCAAGCAAATCGTGATAGTCTCTATGAAGGTAAGGTTAATCCAATCGCACAATTCCCACAACAAGGAATTTGTGTATGGGGACAAAAAACGTTACAAACTCGCTCTTCTGCACTTGACCGTGTAAATGTTCGTCGTATGTTAATCACCGTCAAGAAGTATATTGCAAGTTCGTCACGCTACCTTGTATTTGAACAAAATGTGGATACGACCCGGAATGCATTCTTAAACTTGGTCAACCCATACCTCGCAGGTATTCAACAACGGTCTGGATTAACTGCATTCCGAGTTATAATGGATGAAAGCAATAACACTCCAGACATTATCGACCGTAACATTTTAGTTGGTTCAATTTATCTCCAACCAACCCGAACTGCGGAATTCATCAAGTTGGATTTCAATATTCTCCCAACGGGTGCAACATTCCCAACGATATAACTACAGTATCCCCACTTCCGTAACTGGAGTGGGGAATCTGTGGATTTTTTAAATATGTACTATTTATTCTAGAGTACCAATTATTATTTGGAGAGCCATATGGCAAACTTAGTATTAGAACAAGAACTCTTTTTTACCGCATTTGAACCAAAAACCGTTAATCGGTATGTAATGTATATTGAAGGGGTTCCTGCGTATCTTATCAAGAAGGCAGAACGTCCAAAGTTACAACAAGAAAAGAAGAAGCTTGACCATATCAATTTACAACGATATGTCAAGGGTAAATCAATTTGGGGTGAATTAAAGCTTGAATTATATGATCCCATTGTTCCCTCCGGTGCACAAGCGGTGATGGAGTGGGTACGTCTTCATCACGAATCTGTTACGGGTCGTGACGGATACGCAGAATTCTACAAAAAAGATATTATTCTTAATGTTCTTGGTCCTGTTGGCGATAAGGTAGAAGAATGGATTTTGAAGGGATGCCAAATTACTAGTGTGGATTTTGGTGAAATGACCTGGGACAGAGATGATCCGGCTTCCATCTCCCTAACGATTCAACCTGATTTTTGTATACTCAATTTTTAGTTTTTTTATAGTTTCAATAAACCCCACAGATGTAGTGTGGGGTTTTTTGTTACATAGTAAGAATTTGTGATACTTATATAAGTGGCATTTTACCGAGACAAATATGGCCGAAATCACAGAATTCAATATAGGACAGGGTGAAACATTTAGAATATTGACTACTATTACCGATAACAGTAGTAGTGCTACGTTTGATATTACCAATTATAATTTTGCAGGCCAAGTTCGGGAAAATTATAGTACCGACGAAGTTGCCGCAAACTTTACTATTACAAAACTTCCTCCATATGCGTCGGGAAGCCTATTTATTGAATTAACCCCCACTGATACTAGTAATTTAACACAACGCAAATATGTGTATGATGTTAAAATGACCAGTGGCTCTATCACACCTATAAGCCGTAGAATACTGGAGGGGTATTTAATTGTACGTCCTTCGGCTACGAGATAATACATGAGCAATATCAATATTGGGATACCAAGTTTAACCGTTAGCGTTAAAAAACCAGATAACTATTTGGTAAATATGCAAGCAAGTACTGTCGGGGTGTTAAACGCCGGCACGTACCCTCTTATTGCCGTATCTGCTCAAAGTGCTTCATATGCGCTTGTTGCTCAAAGTTTAATTGGTGGCGCATCTATTACATACACCAATGTTAGTGCATCTAATGATGGATATATTGGTCATAATTTATTTGTTAGTAATAGTTTATCTGCAACATCAATTACCGGATCACTTAGTGGGTCGTTTATCGGAATAATTTCCAATGCAACATCGGCAAGCTATGCAGTAACCGCAAGTTATGTATCGGGTGCAGCAAGTGATTGGAATACATTATCCAATAAACCCTCTGGAATTGTTTCTAGTTCTACCCAACTTCCATCGGGAACGGTATCATCTTCTGGTCAAGTTTCTTATACGGGACTGTCTAATATTCCATCCAGTATAGTTTCTTCTTCAAGTCAATTCACATCATTAACTGCACCGTTTACAGGATCGTTTACTGGGTCCCACACGGGTACATTCCCGTACCCAAGCTTAACCAGTATCCCCAGTGGTATTATTTCAAGTTCAACGCAACTTCCATCTGGTACGATATCTAGTTCTGGTCAAGTATCCTATACTGGCTTAAGTAATATTCCATCGGGAGTAGTTTCTTCATCTGCTCAAGTTACCCCATTACTACCAACGGGTACAATATCTAGCTCTACGCAAGTTGTATCGGCGTTGCCAACAAATACCATTTCATCATCGGCACAATTTACTTTATTAACTGCACCGTTTACAGGATCATTTACTGGTTCACATACTGGTACATTTCCGTATTCCGGATTAACTAGTGTACCAACACTGGTAAGTAGTTCAGGACAAATAAGTTATACGGGATTGACTGGTATTCCCTCTGGGATTGTCTCTAGTTCTACGCAAGTCAAGCCACTACTCCCGACAGGTACTGTATCTTCATCCGGTCAAGTTTCCTATACAGGACTATCAAGTATTCCTGCGGGCATTGTCTCATCATCAACGCAGGTAACTCCATTACTCCCAACGGGTACCGTAAGTAGTAGTACGCAAGTAGTAGCCGCATTACCTGCAAATACAATCTCGTCTTCAACGCAATTTACTTCGCTTACGGCTCCATTTACGGGGTCGTTTACTGGTTCCCACACTGGTACATTCCCGTATTCTGGATTAACTAGTGTACCAACATTAGTGAGTAGTTCCGGACAAATAAGCTATACGGGATTAAGCAGTATTCCATCCGGTATTATTTCTAGTTCCACGCAAGTTACTCCATTATTACCAACCGGTACCGTATCTAGCTCAACACAAGCAACAACATGGACAGTTGCAACGTCCTCATTATCTACTACATCCAGTTTTGCTTTAACTGCATCATATGCAAGTAATGCAACACTTCCAAGTGGATTAATATCTAGTTCAACGCAATTTACCTCGTTAACCGCACCATTCACCGGTTCTTTCACGGGGTCGCATACTGGAACATTCCCGTATAGCGGATTAACGGGAACGCCTACCCTATGGAGTAGTTCGGCTCAATTACCATCTGGTACAGTATCTTCATCTGGTCAGGTTAGTTATATCGGACTCTCAAGTATTCCTGTTGGCATTGTTTCTTCATCTACACAAGTTACACCATTACTACCAACTGGTACAGTATCTAGTTCTGGGCAAGTATCTTATACCGGACTATCAAATATTCCGTCCGGTATATTCAGTAGTTCTGCACAACTACCATCGGGAACAGTTTCCTCATCTGGACAAGTTCAATTATCTGGTCTATCGGGAACCACGTTTGCGGCAACAAACTTTACATTCCCGCAAAATCTTACAGTACAAGGTAACATAACCGCAGTACAACTATATATTCAATCATCATCCGTAATTTATACATCGGGGTCAACAAAGTTTGGTGATACGATGGACGATGTGATGAGTGTCACGGGGTCTATACAAGTCACTGGTTCACAAACATTGGTTGGAAGTGTCACGGCATCAGGATTTAGTGGGTCTGTTAATTACAATTATTTGACGAATGTTCCTACATTAATTTCAAGTAGTGGTCAAGTGAGTTATACTGGATTGAGCAATATTCCATCGGGTATTGTTTCCTCTTCAACACAAGTAACTACTTTACTACCAACAGGTACGGTATCTTCATCGGGTCAGATTAGTTATACAGGACTCTCAAGTATTCCTGTTGGAATCGTTTCATCATCCACTCAATTTACATCACTGACTGCGGCATTCACGGGGTCGTTCTCGGGTTCATTTACTGGAACATTACCATTTACGGGATTAACTAGTGTCCCAACATTAGTATCTAGCTCTGGGCAAGTTTCGTATACCGGATTAACTGGTATTCCTGTTGGTATCGTATCATCGTCTACGCAAGTTACTCCACTACTTCCATCCGGAATAGTAAGTAGTAGTACGCAAATAGTATCAGCATTACCAACAAATACAATATCTTCATCTACGCAGTTTACATCGCTTACGGCACCATTCACGGGATCGTTTACTGGTTCCCACACTGGTACATTCCCGTATTCTGGATTAACTAGTGTACCAACATTAGTGAGTAGTTCTGCTCAATTACCTTCGGGCACGGTATCAGCATCAAGTCAAGTATCCTATACGGGGTTATCTAGTATTCCATCGAACATCGTATCAAGTTCTGCGCAAGTTACCCCATTACTCCCAACCGGAACAGTATCTAGTTCAACACAAGTAGTAGCATCATTACC